AACCGTAGCTCAACTGGCTGTCTTGAAAGACAACCAAGAGATTATGAAGGGTGTTAGATTTACAGCTGTATTGGATAGTCGCACAAGTGCAATCTGCGCTCACCATGATGGTAAGGTATACGATGTTAACGATGACCGCTTCACACCTCCTCTACACTGGAGATGCCGAAGCACTCTCGTTCCTGTCGTAAAATCCCACAGTGAGCTGTTAGAAAGTACATCCCCCAACATTAAGAAAAAAGTACTAAGAGGCTTAAGTGCCGCCGGAGTTATGAGATTAAACGGGGCTACCCCTGATCGTGAAAACTATGGCACATGGCTTAAGCGCCAACCTAGAGAAACCAAGATTAGACATTTCCAAGGCGATCTTCAGAAAGTAGATCTCTTTGACAATGGGCAGTTGCCTGTGGAAAGCTTTACTACAGCAAGTGGTAAACCCCTCTCACTCACAGCATTGAGACGGTTAGATAACAAAAACACTAACACAACGCCTGTTCGTCAAAAAGTTCTAAGCTCAAAAGTAGTAAGTAACATCTCAGTTAACGCGGCAAGGCCTAATAGCCTCATTAAGAGTCCCTCGTTAGAAAAAGAGCTTGCCCTGTTCTATAGAGCAGAATCAAGCAACTCTAATTCACTGCTATCCCTAACTGACTACAGAGGTACTTCTATCCCCGGTAAGAAGGGTACAAGAAGAAGAGCCAATAATCAATATGATGAAAGAAACCAAAGTGTAGATCCAATGACAGGTGAGACTAAGTCTACCCTCGTTTATGACCCTGACTTTAAAGTTCTTCAAGAACGAATTGATTACATGAACCAGTCTAAGCTTTTAACTCTAGAACAAAAGCAATTTATTGAAAGGTTTGCAACTAAGCTTGAAACTGATGGCGTATCTGTAAACCAACAATCTGCAATAATCGAAAACCTTCGTGTAGTGTTTGAACGCTTCGCCAAGGATAAACAGCCATGGGAAAACTTTGCTGGCGTATTACGTGCAGAATTAAAGAACTCTGTAGTCAACACCTCTCGTATTCTAGACAGGCGTTCTCGATCAAGGTCTCAAATGTTTAAGTTTGGAGCTAGTGGAGATGCCCAAGTACAGATTATGGGTGAATGGACTACTGCAAAAGAATTAGCGGAGAGAACCCTATCTAATCAGAGGTTGGTTACTAACTGGGCGGTAGAAGAAGGATTAACATTAGCGAGGAAGACTTACCTACAAGGAAGGTCTCCTATACGCTCTTACTTCCCTCAACTACCAAATATTTTACCTAAGATTCCTAATGCAAGAAAACACATTTTAAAGAAGATCGAAGAATTACCCTTTGGTAAAGCTTTCGTTCGTAAATGGGAAGGCAAACCTTCTGACAGTGCTATCACTAAATTCTTACGTGATGGCAAGGAAAGAAAGCGTAGGTTCTTAGATCTTGAGTGGATATACACTAAAAAGAGGTCTGACTACATACAAGAAACCGCTACCCCTGATTTTGCGAAGAAGCGTGTTAAACTCATGTCTGAACTTATGAGTGACATTGCTACAGGCAATTCTACCGATTATGACTCTCTATCAATCCAACTAGGTAAAAGAATATTTCAATCAGAAATGAGTGATGTCGAAGTGTTCTTTAGAAAACCTTCTATCGCAGAGTACCACAAGATAGGCTCTAACATTTTACAAGGTTTAAAAGACCAAGGTAAAATCAAGGTCGGTCTTAGAGGTGTCTCACGTAGAGGCGTAGTTGATTTAGATAGTGGACGTAGTGCTGTTGGTTCTTACAAAGACACTATATCTAGAGAGGTACAAATAATAGACCCTTCAATGCTTAAGCTACAACGAGCAAACCGGGAGATGATATTATCTAGGCGATTCGGAATCGTTAATGAGAGAGACCGTCTTTATGTCCGTGCAGGAGAGAAGAAATTTTTTGACTCACGAGGCAACAAGACGAGCATTAGTGTTGTAACCCGAAAAGCTTCAGGTAACTATGATCAAGATTTAGTCGATAGAGACTTTGCAGACATGCTAAACCATGTGATGGAAAGCGAGTGGGAAATTGATAGAGAGTTTTCTTCTTTCTTTGATGACCTTGCTCACTTCCGTGATCCACGAGGACAGGTAGCTAAATACGATGAGCTTAATAGCTTCCGTAAGGTACTGCTTCAACGTGGTGAAATGGGTGCAGGTTTAATACAGTCCGTTCGATGGCATCTAGCCAATGATAAACCATGGAGAAACTGGGCGCAGATTGATGGGCGTGGTCGAGTTTACACTCAAGGATACTTACATCCTGCTGGTGGTGAATTCGTTAGACCATTCCTGAACACTTCTGTCTCTGTTGCTATGGACGATGTTATTCTAGATGAACTAAGATTACAATTAGGTACTCTTGTTGGTGAAGCATTTAGTGTTTTAACTAACAGAGGTCGCATGGAGTCCTTTAGGAAGAATGAAAAGAACTTTCTAGAGCTTGGTGAAATGATGATGTCTACTACTCAGAGAGACCGCAGATTGAGAGAGTTCTTAGAACACCCTCTAGTGGTTGCTACTGAAGCAGAAGAGATACCTAAACTAGCACGTTTTGCTCTTGAGTACGCTCGTATTCATAAGCACATGGACGGTGACTTTACTAATAAAGCAAAGTTAGCGACATACAAAACAAAGCTAGGGAATGAAAACGATGCCTCCGCATCTGGTGCGCAGTTGATTGCCTTAACGACAAGAGACAGAGCATTAGCGGAAGCCTCAAACGTAGTAGCTACAAGCCGAAAGAATCGCCTGTACGATCTGGTTGCAGAACGCACAATGTCAGACCCCCGATTTAGGAAAATTAATCCTATCGGAAACGACATTAGTTTTGGTGACCTTGCAAAAGGAGCCAAAGGTCAATCGATGGTTGCATTCTATGGTGCTGGACAAGCTACGCAGGCAGGTGCTATTGAAGGTAAATTAGCAAAAGCACTCGCTAAGAAAGGATATACAGTTGTATCCGCTTCTGAACTACGAACGTTTAACAAGCAGTTAGACCTTCAGGTTGCGAAAGCAGATGCAGACGGATTAACTTCCGTTTCGCTCTCACTTAAAGAATTAAAAGGTGAGATCAACTACGCTATTAATAACAACGCTCCAATCGGGAACAGACTCATTGCTATGGCACAGGACATGCATCCCGACTCAGAGTTGTTCGTTAGAAAGTTGACCAACGTCAAAGGTGGACTGATAGGGCCTCAACAGTTTAAAGAAACTGCTGAAATCATGTCAGGTCATTTGAAAGATATTGCTCCAGTAACGGAGAAGTTCGTATCTTTCTGGAAAGAGGTTGCGACTACTTACATCACGGAATCGGGGGAAGTTGATATTCCTTGGGTCACGATGGATGGTAAGTTGTTATTTCAACGATATAGGCCAGTCGTTCAAGAACGGATAGAATTTAAAGATCCGGTAACTGGGCGTAAGGTTTCAAACATATACGAGGACACAGTAACAGACAGTAAGTTTGTTGGTCATCAGTCGATAATTGGCGCTCGTAGCGGTTTGGGAGTAAATGGTAATCATATGAATGATGCCAGTATAGTTAGAAGATTTCACCTATGGGGCAAGAAGAATCGTATTCAGACTGCTACCATTCACGATGGCTTCTTCACTAACTTAGGTCACTCTGTCAAAGCTAAATTTGCCCTTCGGGACATTTATGGCAATGCGATAGAAGGCGACTCACTCTTAAACACTCTCAAGGAAATGAGGAAACGTGGACTCACAGATGAGTCTTACAAGCGGCTAGTTCAGAAAGCAATTGATGACGGTCTCTTAAACCCGCAAGACGGTATTACCCGTAAAGACATCCTCGCTGAAATTCCAGAAGGATGGGATTGGTATGGTATTGGACCATGATATCCACTTAAACTAACTCTACGTGATAGGGACGTTCCCGACTCACAATATAATAAACTTACAGGTCTGTGACCTAGGAGCAATAAAATGTCAAACGAAAATGAAATTAATACTGAAGAAAATGTAGAAGTACAAGCCCCAGCAATGGATTCAGCTGAACTAGCCAAGATTGTTCAGGCTCAAGTAGATGAGCAACTAGCTGGAATCAAGGAAAAGCTGAACAGCGCCTATAGTCAAAGAGACGAAGCAGTATCTAAAGCAGTAGCTTTCGAGGAAGAAAAGAAAGCCGCTACTATTGGACGTCTTGAAGAAGAAGGTAAGCACAAAGAAGCCTCAGATTTAAAGATGGCTGAAATGAGTGCGAAGCTGGAAGCTCGCGACAAGCAGATCACACAACTAACCCGTGATAGTGCAGTCCGTGATGCATTAAAAGGCTTGGATTTCCGAAACGATACTGCGGCTGACTTTGCATATCGTGACGTAGTGGACCAACTGACTCAGAATGCTGAAGGACAGTGGGTACACCGTACAGGATCTTCAATAAAAGACTTCATTGATAGCTTCCGAAAGGACGATGACAAAGAGTTTTTATTTAAACCAAAGCAATCCTCTGGAACTGGACAGCAGGCTACGTCCGTTGCAACTGGAGGTTTTGACTCTAACAAATCTATCACAGATATGACCACCGATGAGATCATGGCGGCAGCCGCCGCTGGACACTTCGATGATCAATATGGGCGATCGATTTAACTTAACTTTTTAACACAACTAACTTAACTTTTAAAGGAAATTCACAATGGCTATTTCTTCAAGTGCATTCGGCACACTGAACAAAGCAATCTCTGCATACAGCGATGAGATGTACACTCGTGCAAAGAAAATCGTTTCTACTCAATTAGTAGGAATGGATGCTAACATCAACGCAAACGGCGAAGACTTCATCGGTCAGGTTCGCTTCTACAAGCCTCTCGGTAACTACGCTGTAGGCGGTTCTAACGCTTCTGCTGACGTAGCTGGATCTGGCTCTGCAGTTGTTAACGTTGCTTCTCAAGACGAGAACTACGGTGGAACTACTAACATCAGCACTGAAGTACAGACTTACATCAAGACTGTCCGAACTCACGGTGCTAACGAGTACTTGGTACAGAGCGTAATCTCTGGACAAGACGGAATGGCTAAGATCGCTCGTGACTTCGCTGAGACTCGTGCTGAAGACGAAGATCAGGCTCTACGTAGCTGTCTTGCTGGTGTAATGAACACTGAGCTTAAGACTGCTAACGATCTGTCTGGTACTAAGTACAGCGATTTGTTTGCTGGTAACGCTGTAGACGCAGACGGAAGCAAGTCTTTCGGTTACGTTGCCGCTTCTAGCGACACTATCGGTACTGGTTCTTCTTTAGAGAAGCTTGTTGACTTGAGCGCTTCTGCTCCTGGCCAACGTGTTGAGCACATCATCCGCGCTATGGGTGCATGGAGCGACTACACTCCAGATTTCGTATACTTGGTTGTTTCTCCTGAAGTATATCTCGACATTAAAGTTGCCAACTTGGTAGACGATGAGCGAGTAACTGACGGAAACATCAGCTTCGAAACTCTTCTTGGTGGCGTTATTCGAGTAATCGTTTCACGTAACTTCGGTCAAGGTCTTGGTTCAGTAACTCACAGCGCTTTGTCTGGAACTACTGCTATCACTACTGCTAAAGTATCTTACATGATGCTTCCCGGTTCTTTGTTCATGCACAACGTTTCTGTTCCTAACCCTGTTGCAATCGATCGCAACGAAGGTGTTGGTAGCGGTTCTGGCCGTACTACTGCTTGGTACCGTTGGGGCTACGTCATGCACGCCCGTGGTTACAGCTTCACTGGTACTCAGACTGCTTTCGCTACTAACGCGGCATACGCTGGTTCTGTTGCGACTCCTGCTTGGGATCGTAAGTCAGACCTTCTTAACCTCGGCATCCTGCCAATCTTCCACGCCTAATCTAACTTAAAGGAGTAACTTCTATGGCACTTACAAAAGGTGTTAATTCATACGTTACAGCAAGTGAAGCAGATAGTTACTTCGAAGATAGAATGGACGCGGCGGCTTGGGCGATAATGGGCGACGAAATGAAAGAACAGGCTTTAGTTACAGCAACTCGGATGTTAGATCAGAAGAGTTGGCACGGTTCTGCAGTTGATGCAGACCAAGCTTTAGCCTTTCCACGTCAGGGATCCTACAGGGATTCCTCGCGTGGTGTTTCATCCTCCTTTACATCAACGTACACATTTGTGTCCACTGATGAAACGGATACCAACCTGAAACGAGACATCCGTCAATTGCGGTCGGCGTGCTACGAACTAGCATACCACTTAGCAAATAACGATGGATTGTTGGATTCTAGTGGTTCGATCAAGGATATCAAGGTAGGTCCAATTGAGTTGAAAGACGTCAAAGAGACCTCCAAGAATCCAGCGGCAGTAAGCCAGCTGATCAAACCAATGATTCAAGGTTCAGGAAGGAACTGGGAGGGGTATTAATTATGTCTCTACGTAAAAAAATAGAACAAGCAGTAGATAAAGCATTTAACGCAGTCGGCGACATAGCAGAGCAAATCACGCTACAAGC